CCTCGGTAATATATTCTACTTCTTCATTCAGTTCCTTGATCAGTTTCATCTGTTGGTTCCTCTGGTGTTACTTCATCTTGTGGTTGTTCACCAGCTATAGCTGCACTTGCTTTCGCTAATGTATCTGCTACTTCTGGACTACTATCTGGTAATGTAGGTTCAACTACATCTGGTACTTCGGTATCAGCAGTAGTTTCTTCTGGTTCATGAGGTTCTGCTCCAATAGCATCACCAAACATTTGTCTAGCAATCGCTTGCCTTTGGGCATCAACCACATCAAGAGCCTTGTCACCAAGGACTGCTTTCATGTGATCTATAGCTTTTGCTCTATTACCACTTTGTATAGCATCAATAGTATCTAATTCCATAGTAATTTCACTTATATATTATTTATTTATATGACTCCTTTGTCACTTGGAGGTTCTGCTGCGGAAGCATTTATCTCTGGATCCATAGGTGCTCCACCTATAGCAGGATCTGCTCCTCCAGCCATACCTTGCATAGCCATCAATTCCTCTTCAGATGGAGGAATGATACCCTCATCCTTTTCATATTCTATACGCTTATCCATCTCATCTCTTTCGCTATCTGTCTGCTTGAGAATTTCTGCACGGACATATTCGACAGAGAAGTACTTACCAACATAAGGATCTGCAGCAGATGCAAGATTGATTCTCTCTTGTAAGAGTTCAGATTCCTTAAGTTCTGAGAAGTGATTGTCGTAGATATAATCGAATTGGATGAACTCTTTCATGTCATCCCACTCTTCAGGGCTAGTAATACCCTTCAGAACAAGTTGAGTCTTGAGTAGATCCATAAAGAGATCACTAAACTTCTTACGAAGTCTTCCAACAAACTTAGTGAACTTCAATTCATCACGAAGGATTTCGGATGAACGTCCAAGGTTGAAACCACCCTCTGCTTCCATCCTTGAGATAGGAACATTGAGAGATCTGTATAGTTTCTTCTTGAAGTATTCAACGTCTGTCAACTCTCCAAGATTCTGTCCACCAGGAAGTGTAGAGATTTCTGTACCTCTTCCACCTTCACGTCTTGGAAGCCAGAAGTCTTCCAACATGGACATATGTTTTTTATCGTCTCTTATCTCACCAGTAGTTGCATCATAAACTAATTTATTTCTGTAGCGAGACATTACTTCTCTAAGGTATTGCTCTGCTTTTACCTTGGGTAAGTTACCTACATCAATATAAAATATTCTACGCTCTGGAGCACGAGACATACGATAGATGACCAGTGAGTCTTCAATCATTCTCAACTGGTTCAATGCTTTGATACCTTTATGTAGATATGAAAGACACATACCTTTGTTTGCATCAATCAAACCTGACTGAATATAACAAACTGCATCCTTAGCAATCTTGATTCCAGATCCAATAGGACCTTCTGCACCCATACCCATAGGGCTAGGACTTTGCTTCAATCCTTTTGGATTGTATATGAAATATTCTAATACAGCACCATAATCATACTTCGCTGCTATATTATCTTTATTATCATTCTTACTTCCTTTGACAATCTCTTTTACTAATTTGATTTTCTGAGGATCAATATACCTTAGTTCTGTAATTCCCTTGGTAGGATCATCAAAATCAATTAGCTTATGATAATGCAAACGCCCATCGACATACCATCTACGGAATATCTCATGGGCTTTTTTATCGAAGTCTAATAGTTTCTTGACGTAATCAAACTCTTCTCTTATTAACTTCTTTACTTTATTACTCGATTCCAGATTAGATAATTCTATCTGAACAGGTGAATCATATAAATCACTTACAATTGCTTCATTTATAATATCCTCAATAGCACCATCCACCTCTGGATGAAGTGACATCTCACGATATCTTCTAAGAAGTTCATGCTCATTTTTTCCACCTCCATCAAGATCGACAAAGTATCCATAGTGACCTCCAGCCGCTATGGATACTACTCCGTCTTCTTCATTAGGTGGAACAGGAGAAATAGACTTTTTGCTAGGTTTCTCCTCAGTAGCTCTTTTTATAGAGTATCCAAATAATTCAGGCATCGCAAAAATTTGCTAGTTCTTTCTATATCTATTTAGATAGGTTTAGAAATTAGCTCCTGCGATTGCTTCTCCACCCAGTTCTCCTGCCTGTGCTTGCCACCACTGAACTTGGAATTCAACTGTGAACTCTTCAATTGTGTCGTTAGTGTCAAATGCAAGATCAATCTGTGATACGTTAGTTGGGAAAATTCCGAAGAACTTATATCCTCTAAGTACTCGCTCTTCTCTATCTAACTGATAGACAAAAGCATCTTGCTGATATGTATCTGGGTTTTGTACACCGATGTTGGTGTAGTTATTATTGATTTGGTTTGTCCATGCTTCCATCGCTGAACGTACTTTGAAATCAGTATCGTTGAGAACGGTAACTGTCCAAGTATCAAATGTTCTGTCTCCAGCAACCTTTAGCTGACGACCACGAAAAGGAACTTCTACAACTCCTAAGTTAGATGCAGGAAGTGCTGCAGCCTTTACTAGGAATCTGGACTTGTCCTGAACTCCTGAAGCATCAGCGAAATCAAGACCGTTTGGAAGGTTTAGTACAACCTCGTATAAGTTAGGTCTAGCACCACCACCTCTCAACCTTTCTCTGAAGGCTGAGATGTTGACATTTGCTGGACCTTTTGTTACTTCTGCCATTAGTTTACTCCGATTATTTTGATGATAGGTCTATAAGTTGATTAGCCTCTGTTAGCTGCAACAACTTCGGAGAAGCTGACACCAGTGCGTGTAGCAACGAATGTCAAAGTAATGAAGTTGATCGACCTAGCGGGCTTGATGTAGATGTCTGCTCTGAATTCATTAGAGTCAATGACATTTGGAGTGTTGTTTGATTCGTCACAAACAACTAGGTAATCTGTAATACCTCTCCTTGCTTGTACATCACGAAGATATGGATCAACGATCTGAGTGAACAAAGTTCTTGTAACAACATCGTTGAATTCAAATAGTTGTGCTCTTGCTGCTCTAGCAATTGCTTTTTCAACAACCAAGAATAACTTACGAACATTGATTCTGTCGAATGCACTCTTGACTGAAAGACCAGTCTTATCACCGAAGAGAACAGTACCTTCACCAGGGAAAGATCCAACTGGGTTGATTCTATTTGTGTAGAGGGTGTCTCTTTGTGCTTTCTTAGGATTGAAAGCAAGTTTTACAACGTTACGAATACCGCCTCTATTTAGACCAGCAGGTGAATACCAGGGGTCTGCAACTGTTGCGGTGTTGACCATTAGTCCACCAACATCAGCGTTTAGAGGGACGTAACGATACTTGTCATTGAAGCGGTCATACATGTACTTGTAACCACTATCAAAGACAACGTAAGAACTACTGTTGAGTTGGTTGTAGAAGCTTACAACTTTAGTTAGTTGAGTAGCAGAACTTGAAATTCCAACTTGAGAAGACTTAGGTGGTGAAATGAATCCCATGCAGTCTTTTCTGTTCTGACATATAGCAATGATCTTTTGTGCTTTAGTAACTGAATCTACCTCGTTACCAAACCCTGGTCCTTGGATGATGAAGTCTACATCGATTGTTTCTACATCATCGAACTCGTCATATGCTGTAAGAACTTCACCAACTGTAGGTACGTTATCATCTGCACCACTTGCAAATGTCAGTCCAACAGATCCAACAAGATCATACCTTAGAACAGAACCAGCAGTTCCAACATCAGTAGAACCAATCTGACCATTTGTATCACTACCTGATCCTGGAGTTGCGATCAATCCAGAAATATCAGTTACTGTATATGATGTTGACTTAGCGTAAACGTAAGATGAATTTGTCTTTAGTACATCTACGAAATAATTATTTTCTCCTGTAGGTGTTTTAGCACCTGCAATCTTAGATACATTTGAGAATGTTTCAAGTATTGTTCCTGGAGTTCCAGTTACACCACCATCATTATCATACACAACAATATGCATCTCATCGTACTTAGCATACTTATCTGCTGCATACTGAGAAGTACCAGGCTTAGCAGTTACTTGATACCAAGGCTTACCTGTATATACGGTTTGTAGATCCCACCAATCAGCGACACCATCTACGGTTGCTGTTGCAGGTGATCCAGCACTATCGAGGAATTCGTCATGTACATTTACTTTAGTAGCAGGGTATGTATCAGAAATAACATCTAATTTCTTAGAAGCAGAATCCCAGTTATATACGTAAAGTGTTTGTGAAATTACAGAACTAACTGTAGCATCTAGTGCTTGTCCTGATGTAGCAGTAATTGTATCATTAGCAGCAAATGACTGACCAGCAGCAATTGACACTCTTAGTTTGCTGTTTTCAGTATCTTGCCCAGTTACTTTACCTTTTACTGTTGCAGCTCCAGCAACGTATACAGTTGTTCCAGCAGGGAAATCTGTTACGTCATCTACAACTACGTCTGCTATTTCTGCAATTGGATCACCTTTTGAGAAGGTGTATGTTCCTGCATCAAGAGTTAGAGTCTGGTCTGCACCGTAATCTACAACTGCAACACCGAGGCTGTTACCCCATGTTCCTGCTGTTCTTGCAGCAAACTCATATGCTCCAGCACCAGTAGAGACTTCGTTCTCCCAATGCTCGAATGATTTGATAAGGGCTGCAGCACCACCGCCAGTTACAGCATTCTTCTGTGATGCGTCTTGCACACGTACTACGTAGCAAACGCCACCGTACTCTAAGAAGTTTGAAACTGAAAACCAATAGTCTGCATTATTATCGTTTGGCGTACCGAAAATGTCAATAAGCTGAGCTTCTGTAGTGACTAGAGTAGGACTCCCAATGGGACCTTTCTCAAATACTCCTGCAAAAGCACCAAAGTTCAAAAACGAAGGATCAATGCCACCCCTTGTGAAGTCTCTCTCCTGGACAAATACTCCAGGAGATGCTAATTTACTAACCATTTTTTTATCTCCTCGATAAGAGTGTCATGTATGAATGAATCTGTTAGTATTTATATTTTTGGGTCGGTCTAACGGAATTCCCACATGTAACTCATATCACCATATTGACTAGTCATCTCTTTATCTGTTGACCATAGATCTCCATCAGCATCAACGAACGTATCTTCTTCCTGTCCATCAACAATAAATCCGAATGGAGCCATGTCTTGTTCTATTTGATTCTTCTGATCGTTATATATTCTCTGACGTATATCCTGATCAGTCATTTCCTTGAAATAATCCTGACATACCAACCAAGCAAATATAACCAAACACATTGCTAAGTCATCATTACATCCTTCCTCTGCTTCAAATGAGTTATGTTTCTGAATGAATGTTGTTAGTTCACTTATTATTTCGTAATCTTTGAATAGAAGTTTGTCATCTTCTATGATAGTTTTTAGATTAGAGCATCCAACCTTCTTGACAGTCTTGGACATCTTCACACCAAGTTGAGTCTTATTACCTGAGAATCCTTGACCAACTATTTGTCCTGCTCTACCTCTCATAGAACACATCAATACATTCTCATACTCAAGATCATAATTTAGAATACTTGCAACCTGATCTCCAATATCATTCACTTCACAAAGTATATAAGCATTATTATATGTCTTCGCAATATCATGTATGATACTTGGGAACAGCATAGGTTTGATTTCATTATTCCTATACTTCGCTACTATCTCATGTGGAAACTTAGTAGTATCAAAAACTACAAAGGCTGAATAGTCTATCCCTACACCCCTAGCAACGTCAACTGTAACAATATAATC